CTCCCCACAATAAAAAAGGGAGTCGGTATACCACAGTTCGGAGTGCTAAGGATTTTTGTATTTTATCTAATCCAAAGCGACACCAAACTCCAGCTGACTTGCTGATTGCATCAATTTCATTTCATCTTCTGTGTCTATGTCTATCTCGTTCGCCACCTGTATGTTTATATTCCATCTGCCCCTTCTCCATAAGTGTGTAAATTCGTATCTTGCCTCGTAATTGATTCTCTTTTCGTCTAACGCTTGGCTGGTTATGCCTGTGTATGATGACGGTGACCATAGTTTCTCGTTGTGTCTAATGACATGAGAGATACGATTGGATTCACTGACGTCTTCCATCAGGTCTTCTAGTCGATAGTTTGAATCAAAAAGTAAATTGATGACGGCTGTGCCATATACTGAATCTACATTTTGTTTTCCTTGTCCTTTGTTTCTTGTTAAACTCGTTTTGACTTTTGTGTTTCTTTCAGCTATCTGTCTTAATTTCCATGGCTGGTCCTTCTTGAGTGTTAGTGGTTTGACTGCTTTCCATCTGAATAAGATCATCTTCGCGATTTGTAAATCAAGTTGCGACGGTTTTCTAGTTTCGGTGATAGGCAGTCCTAACCCTCCTAACCATTTAGGAATGTACCATGGTAGCCTTACGGATTTGAGTAGCGATTTGTTCTTTTCGATGAATAAATCGTAACAGATTTCTGTTAATTCACTTGGAGTTTCTTCGAGTAGTTTTGTCATTCTTGTTCCCAGGTCTGCGATCGGATCGAGTAGATCTGATTGTCCCACTTTCCCTTCACTTCTCTTCATGCCGTAGATCAATCCCATGTTGACGAATTTGGTTGCATTATATTTCTTTAAAGTGTAGATACGGTCTCCATTTAGTTTCTTTTGAAGCGTGATTTGATCACTTTCTGGAAGATAGCGGTAATTTCTTGAATTGATATTCACAAATCTTCGATCTATGAATGTCTTTCCAATTGATTCGCTAAGTCCAACAAATGATGTAATCTTCTTCCAATAGAAATAAACTGATCCTTTACTCTTTATGGCGATATCATCACCATTTATCAACATTCTGCATTGATCTAATTTCAGTTTTTTGTTTTCGGCTAGTTCCATGGCCCATCGTCCTCCTGCTGCATTTATAATACATAGAATTACGAATGAAGTAATGCTTCCCATTAATTGACCATTCAATTGTTCCAAGAATTGTTCTTCATCATCTGGATTTTCAATCAGATGACCGATCAACGATCTTAGAGCTAATGTTTGTTCAATTACTGTGAATTTGAGTCTTTCGCTTGTTCTTTGCATTGTGCGCTTACTTGCCCATGATTGGAGTTGATTTGTAGCGTCGGCATAATCTCCTGATAGAAAGGTTTCGTCGTCTTTCAGTTCTTTTCCAAGAACTTCTTGTACGACACTTTCTTCCTGAGGTTTGCCGATGAGACAGAATGTCTTCATCTTGCGCATCACTGAGTGCATATGGCGTTGAATACAGGTTAGTACCATTTGTTGAAATGGCGGTCCTTTTGAGATAGTTCTCGTTTTGAGGGCTTCTTTTAGCGACTGCAGTTTAACTTGTGGTTTCTCTGCTTGTGCGGCGAATAGTGCTCGGGTCCATAGTTTACGAAAAGCATCGTCGAGATGAGTTGTATCTATGTAGGTCCATGGTTCTTTTGTTTCTGGTTCAATCTTTTCTTCTGTATACTCAATCTGTGTTTGTTCTTGTTTTGATAAACCCTGATAGAAATTTATTGGCTTGTATTGTTCCTCTATTTCCTCCATCTTGTTGATTTCTTTTGTTATAAGAAATCCTCCTGGCACCCTGAGATCATCGAGCAAATTACTTTCGAGTATAGCTCCAACTGAACCGGCTCCACTTCTGGAGTTGATATAGTTTGAGCTTGTACTTGGGAATAATGCTTGATACCGATCTTGGTATGTCATCGGGGTAGTGAATATTTCATCAACAGTCCGATCGATCTGTTCTTCCCAAGTCATTTGACTCAAGAATGATTCAGGTCCTCCGTCTCTGACTTCACTCCAAGGTGTTAGGAACTCGTTTTTGTTTGTTTTTGGTGCTGTTGTAAGGGTTTTGAAGGTTTTTCTGTTCGCTTCTTCGATGTCTTCGTCGGAAGGTCTTGGCATTGCTTTTTTCGATTTAAGTATCGTATCTGCAAATCCTAATCTTTCTTCGAATCCTCTTGCGCAGAATCCTTGAATGAATTTATAGGCTGCACCCGTTAAGAGTGCATTTGCCTTATCTATTCCTTCGGGAAATGGTGCTTCAGGTAGTGGTTGGTTTGTTGCCCAGCTGAAGAATGCAGAGGTTTTATACTTTGCAATCTTCATCCAGTGACAATTTCCCGCTCTCATCAGATTCGTCCAACGTTCCGTCGAATCCTTCAGTATCTTTTCTTTGTTTTTGTTTTTCATTCCGTAAATTTCACAGATCTCATAAATTATCTTTATGCATTCAGCAATTTGTGAACTTCCCTCAGATTTGGCGATTTCCGTCTTTGACGGCGATGCTGAGTTAAGTGGATTTTCCAATATACCAATGGACGGCTCATGCTGTGTTTTGTGTTGTTCGCTTGATCTACGCAAGCTGTAGGTAGTGTTGGAGGGCTCAACAGAATTTGGCGACACCTTCTGTCGTCGAAATTTTGTCTTCTCTTGGAAGATCGATTTCTCTCGATTCTTCCCGGAGGCCTCTTTCACCACCCACCTCTTGTTAAGATTAAC